GGATCACCTCAACCACATGATCGCTCATGCCTTTGCCTACCTTGCAGGTGATCGTACGACTGAGCACCTTGCCAACATCATGTGCCGTTCGATGTTCGCTCAGGGTAGGGCAATCATGGACGAGAAGGGTCCTACCGACGAACAGTTTGCAGAGGCTATTGAAGATGCCAATAAGCGACTAGGCGCTACAAACACTGTCCTACCGATTCAGATGGGTGCAGGCCTGATGGGTCCTCCAATAGGACCCCAGAACTACGATCCAGCAATGCGGGGAGAACCAATCGATTTCGATCCTCGTTCGCACGCAGCACAACGTGCCCCGGCTGTGTACAATGATGGCCTGTGTGGTGCTATCAATGCATTGCCAGAAACACTGAGCTCTGTGGGTACTCTTCATTGTACCTTGAAACTTGCACACGAAGAAGAAATGCACTACGACAAGGGCAAGGACTTATTCTGGTATCCAGATGGGCAATTGTCAATGCGGGCATACAACAAGGTCAAAGACAATCCACAAGCGTAGGGGGAGAAATGCAAGTTGCACTGATCGCACCATGGGAGCTCCTGTACTACCAGAGGAAGACACACTACCAGTTGATGCTGCCGCAGCTCCTGACCAACCCAGAGTACTGCGATGCTTATGACGAGTTCACAGCTCGTGGTGACTACGTCATTATGGATAACGGAGCAGCAGAGGGTAAAGCCTTCGCGGACGACTATCTACTAGGACAAGCTACGCTCTTCAAGGTTAGTGAGCTAGCTATACCTGACGTACTTGGTGATACTGAGGAAACGTACGCGAGAATGGAGATGTTCCTTGCTCACGTACAGCAGAACCTTGGTAGTCCTTTCCCCTTCAAGTTTGGTCTAGTCGCACAAGGTAGGGACAGGCGGGAAGCCCTCGATCTGGTATACAAGGTCGTAGGTAGTAGGTGGGTAGACGACATCAAGACGATCTTCATTCCACGTCTTCTAGTAAGCGAGGATGACAGGTTCGTAAGGATTAACATAGCTGAGGAGCTCTGGGACGAGTTTGGGGATAGATTTGACCTTCATATGTTTGGCTCGTCTCCAGTTTGGCCTCGTGAGATACTTGCAATCCAGGCAGAGGCCCCATTCGTCAGAGGTATCGACACCTCGCTACCATTCAACATGACGCATAAGAAGCTCTCCGTCATGAATGGAGGTAATTCAACTAGACCAAGCGACTACTTCGACCTCGAGGCAGAAGAGTTCGATCCAGTCCTTCTCGACCGTAACGTAGGTACCTACCTATCATGGGCTCGCTATGTCGACTAAAGAGTTACCTTGGGCGCGCTGGCCTTGGCAAGCCTGCAAGGCTCGTACTGACCAGTCGCCCTACGCGGGTGCACAGTGCGAGTTGAAGCGTCATGGCGTCGAGATCGATCATGCCTTGGAGCGTGGTTTTGATACCCCACGCTGGAGTACGAAGTGGACAAACGATGACTCTACGTGACACAATCCTTGGTCTCGATCGTTGTAAGCATGGTCGGCACATGAAGGATAATTGCCTAACCTGTACAGAAGAAACTATCGTTGGCGGGTGGTGGCATACGAACGAAGGTAATCCTCACTTGGATGACGTAATCGGCTGGGACTACGGAGGTAATCCTATTACGCCTCGCACGCTCATTACGATTCAGGAGATAGAAGATGGTCGAACGTAAGCATCCGCTCGCACGTTGTGAAGAGTGTCCGCTGAGGGAGGTAGGTCGCTTTGTATCGTCGGCTGGACCCGCAAGGACCAAGCTTGCAATGGTTGGAGAAGCACCCGGACTACAGGAAGCTCGTAGAGGAGTACCCTTCACTGGTCCCTCTGGCAAACTCCTCGATGCAGTTCTCCATCACCACGGAATCGAGCGCGGAGACGTACTACTGGCAAATGCTTGCTCCTGTCGACCGCCTGATAATTCGACTCCTCCGAAGATGGCTATTGCAGCATGTCAGCCCCGTCTCCTATCCGAACTCCAAGATAGGGGGGTGGACACAGTCGTTGCTTTGGGGAATACGGCAGCGATCTCTTTGCTCGGGTATGGTGGCGTTACAAAGATACGGGCCGGAACCGGAAGGAAGAGTGACAGTCTCCCTGGAGTTCGTATTATCCCGACGCTCCACCCTGCAGCGGCGCTTCGCCAGGCTGATCTATTTCCTAACATCGTCACCGACATAGGAAAGGTGAATTCGCCCAATGTCGTATTCACTCCGCCGGTCTACGTCGTCGGTGACACTGAAGATGAGGCCATCGGATACCTCACCCAGCTTGAGAACCGCCCAGCAAGACCAATTGTTGTCGACATTGAGGTTGACATTGAAAAAGACACCTCTTTCGACCACCCAAATCAGTATGGTATGCTCTGCACTGGCCTTGGCTATGAGCGAGGAAAGGCACTCATACTTGGCGAAGGTGCGATGGGGAGCGAACGGGTTCGTGTTCACACTGGAAACCTTCTACGATCAAGGCCGATCGTTGGGCAGAACTTCAAGTTTGACGGAGCTGGGCTCTACCCTCTTATAGGACCGGTTGAAGTATGGTTTGACACGATGATCGCATCGTACACATTCGACGAGCGTCCTGGGATTCACGGACTCAAGTACCAAGCAGTCGAGTACTTGGGTGCACCTCAGTATGACTTGGAGATCAAGAAGTACGTCGGCCCCGGAATAGGCTACGGTGCTATCCCTAGACCTCTCCTGTACAAGTACAACGCCTACGATCTCGTATGTACCTACGATCTGAAGGACATGTGGATCGGTCGATATGAGGATAGTGCGTATGGACCTGAGCTAAGGAGGGTACACGACTTCCTCTGCAGAGCATCGAACCAGCTCATGTACGTGGAGCTCAACGGAATAGCCATCGATAGAGACTACCTCAACCAGCTGGAACGAGACTTCCTCGTCAGTCTAGAAGGGATCGAAGGTGACCTCGACGGGATCATCTCTAGGGATCCTGAGGCTGAACACCAGTTCGAGAAGCGTGGAACGGGAATCAATCCACGTAGCCCTCTACAGGTTAAGAAGTACTTCACCACCAGAAACATTGATGTGCCCAATACGAACAAAGAAACACTCAACCTGATCCTCGACAAGTATGGTAGTCAGATCAGTGATGAGGTACGTGACTTCTGCACCACACTACTCAAGCATCGGAAGGAAGCGAAGCTGTATGGAACTTACGTTAAGGGGATCCGTAAACGGCTCTACCGTGGAAGAGTTTACCCTACCTTCCTACTCCATGGGACTACTACAGGACGTCTTTCCTGCCGTAACCCGAATCTGCAAAACATCCCTCGGGGCTCTACCATCCGACGTCAATTCGTTCCTTCAAAGACTGACAATGTCTTTGTCGAAGCCGACTACGCTCAGGCTGAGCTCCGAGTCCTCTCATTCCTGGCTGGAGATAGTTATTTCCGAGACATCTTCAACGGAGGAGAACGAGACCTCTTCGATGAACTTACCCCGGTCCTCTATAAGGGAGCAGTAAGAGATGAGTTCGACGCCTTCGCATGGAAGGAACTTCGTATTCGTGTAAAGGCATACGTGTACGGTGTCTCCTATGGACGTGAGGCATATAGCATCGCGCAGGAGTTTGACATTCCACAGGGTGAAGCGAAGAGGGGTATGAATGCCTTCTTTGGTGTCATTCCTGAGATCGTGGCCTTCAGGGAAAAGACACGTAGAGATGTCCTAGCTGGAAACGACCTCGTAACGCCGTTCGGTCGTCGTAGGCGCTACATGCTCATTACGAAGGAGAACGTTAAGGACGTGATGAACGAAGCGCTTGCGTTCAAGCCTCAGAGTACCGCGTCGGATATCTGTCTCGGTGCGATGACAGAAATCAGACAGGATCTCAAGGGTATCGGCTACGTCAGAAATATCGTTCACGACTCGATCCTAGCCGAGTGCCATCGAAGTCGAGTTGACGAGGTGAAGGAGATCATGGAGAAGCGTATGCTCGAGTCAGCTCACAGTATTGTAGGCGACTACGTAAAGTTCGCAGTCGACTTTAAGGTCGGAGACAATTGGGGCGAATGCTCGTGAAGAGCAACGAAGAGCTCATCAAGATCCGCGAGGAACTAGATGAGAAGGTCAAAGAGTATACAGCTAACAACCTGCAAGCCAAAGGGATCGTTACCGGCTGGGTGATAGGCATCGCTACTGCTCGCTTCCTTGACGATGGTGATGCTTCATACCAGGTCAAGTATTCATGTAGCCCAGACACTGATATGGTACGTGCTGTAGGTATTGTAGATCTCGTCAAGGATCTATTGCACGATGATATAGTCCATCCTAGAGGCGATGATGATGAGGAGGACTCATGAGAATTCCGTTCTACTTCGGAGATATCTCCTTCACTCGGCCTGCTCGATGGCAGCACGGCAGAACTGAGTACGCTCGGTACGTCACCGTAGGGTGGGTAACCCTATTCGTCTGGACCAAAAGGGGGAGAACAGAATGAGGGTAATCGTTCCTGCACTAGAACAGGGCTGTCCTGCCCATTATGCTCTACGAACTGAAGGCATTTCCCACGAAGTATTCATCATGGAAGGTAACCACGACTACGGAATACTTCTCAAACGACTATGGGGGGAAGGTGAAGGGTTCATTATCGTGGAAGGTGACATCGCTCCTTGGCCTACAGCCCTCAAACACCTTGAGGAATGTAACAGACTCTGGTGCGGTCACAACTACCCCATGGCTCTCGGGGGAGAGGTCGGAGTCTCACTCGGCTGTACGAAGTTTGCTGACGACCTCGTTCAGACCTACCCTGATATAACCCTAAACTGGGACGAGACACATTGGAGGTACCTTGACGGAGCTGTAATCGGCTCAATAGCATTCCGTACAGGCACTGAGTGTCACAGACACCAGCCACCGGTAGCACACGTACGATCACGAGAGTACGGCCCCGACAACATCTTCGTCAATCCAGTAGAAGCTTATGGGAGGGACACATGACACCGGAAATTATCGCATGGGCTCGAGAGGCGATCGAGCGACACGATATCGACCGGCGAGGCTGGACGGTTGAGTTCGGCTCGCTCAGCGTGAACGGATCCCTACGACAGTTCTTCGCCGGTCCGTACCACGGCATCGATCAGGTCTCCGGACCTGGAGTTGATCGGGTAATGCGAGTCGCAGAGATCGGCAAGGAGTGGTGGGACACAGCCGATACGGTCGTCTGTACTGAGATGCTCGAACACGACCTGACGTTCTGGGTAACACTCGACAGAGCGTACGAGATCCTTCATGCTGACGGCTACCTACTCCTGACAACGTGCGGCTACGGAGCGGCTGTCCACGACTACCCAAGCGACTACTACCGCTTCACTACCAACGCTCTCCACGACTTACTCAAGCGAGCAGGGTTCAAGAACGTCGAGGTAGGAGAGCTTCTACGGGGAAACCAGGCTGAATGGCACACCATCACCGCAGTGGGGAGAAAATAGTGAAGTGCGTAGTATGCCTAATAAGAGTCGTAGACGCACATGACGCTGTAACAGTTGTAGACGGACACGCACTATGTCTTGCTCATCTTTCTGTTTGGAGTAGCTATCGACAGCAGAACCACTACGGTACGGAACTACGTCTATTCATCGGATACCTCGAACAACTGTCTGAGAGGTGATAAATGCGAATGCCTACGGGTATAGGTGAGATCGCAGCAAGAATGTATTTGGATGGAAAGGAAGTAGCCATGAGAGGTGAAGCTGCACTAGTAGGCGCACGGCGAGTATCAGCTAACGGGTACCACTACATCAAGACCGAGACTGGTTGGCGGCTAACACATCACCTTGTCGCAGAGAAGAAACTCGGAAGGCCACTACATACAGATGAACGGGTAATCTTTAAGAACCTGAACAGAGACGATCTTAGTCCCGAGAACATTGATGTTAGGAAAAAGTACAAGCAAAACCCAAACGTAAGAAAGGCACAACTCAGAGCGCGGATCGCAGACCTTCAAGCGGAACTGGCAGAACTGGAGCAGGCGGATGGCTAAGCGTTCGGTGTCTACACCAGGTAGATATGGCGATCACATGGGAAAATTACTTCGCAAACAGGACTACGGATGCACTATCTGCCTAAGGTATATCAATAGACATAGCGCCTACGAGTTTGATTCCTTCTTGACCTGTTTTGGTTGCGCTGAGATAATTAGACAGGCTCGAAAAGAAGCAACCTCCGAAGATGAGTAGGAGGACCTGTGAGGTAGAAGGATGTAAAAGAAAGACTTCTTCCCTAACCGGTAGGTGCTCTACGCATAGACCTACTTCCAGAACGCATGAGACAGAGTCACACAGACAATATATGCAGCAGTACAACAAGAAGCGCTACGAGGAACGCTTACGAAAACGTCAGGAGGCAGGCCAAGTACGTGCAGAAGACCTAACGAGAGCACTCCACAAAAAGGGATCATGAAATTCAGAGGTAGCAACGCGAGGAAGATCAAAGTCTAACCTATGTCTACAAGTCATAGAGAGTGACGAAGTGCACCCAAACCCACCTTAGGGCTCGGAAGCGTTTTGAGGAGTCTAACTCGATTCTAACTACGCGTACCTCTTCCCTCAAAACACCACAGGAAGGCCGCAATGAGTACGTTCCGCATAATTTCGCTCGATCCAGGAGGTGAGACTGGGTGGGCTACGTTTACAGGCGATCGTATCTTACCTATTACTCCTGGAGAGAAAGTTCAGTACGAGAATGAGCAGTGGCAGTGTGGCACATTCACCAATCCTGAACACCATCTGGAACTATACCTCTGGCTACAGGAACAGCAAGTAGAGACAACACACATCGTATGTGAATCGTTCGAGTATCGGAATGTGAACAAGCCTGGCCTTGAGCTAACCTCGCGCGAACACATTGGGGTCACAAAACTCTTCTGTCAGCAGTGGCAAGTGATGCTATACCTACAGACAGCTTCAATGGGTAAGATTACAGATCGCTCGTTCACAAAGAAGATACACCTGCAAAGGCTTGGCTTCTGGCAAGCAGGGGAGGAACACAAGCACGAGATGGACGCGTACGGTCACCTCCTGTGGTATATGATCCATCATGGCCGTGTACTTCGGGAAGAACTACTAGAGAGAGCTTGGCACGAATATGAAGCGCACTGAAACTATCAAACCAGATGAGCCAATCAATACGGTTATAGAACTACTCGACATACTAAAGATGATCCCCAGCCCCGAGACTGCAGAGGTAAGAGTGCACGTCACCTTTGGCAGCAAGATCAAGGAGCTGAAGATCACCCGTATAGATCTGAACAAGGGACTAGACTAACGTCGCCTCCTTACTGCGTAGGTAAAACCGGTCGCGAAGTCGAGGGCCAGAGCAACAAGTCCCAGCAGCAACCAGAACATACTACCCTGACCCCAGACTGTGTGGGTGTCCCGCGTCTCAGCGAGTGCGCCAATGACAAACATGAGTGCGGCTACTATCGCCCATATCTTCATGGTTATGAAATCCAGTACTGACCAGTAGCACAGTGATTCTGGCCTGGATAAGCCGCACCAGCTCCATCGCTGTACCAATACCATGAGTTACCGTCATACCACGTAGCTCCTGTTCCAACAGATCCGCTGGACCAGAAATGACCTAGGCTGGCATTGATAGTGATTGCCCATGCCCCTGGTCCTAAAGTGTCTGCCCAGGTAGTATTTGAATTAGTGGCATAGATCCTCTCGCTGACGATAATTGGTGTCCAGAGTACGATCCTTACCTGAGTCGAACTTATTCGACGACTCCACTCGGAGGAGTTTGGATGATGTAGTTCTGTTTGCAGAACATAATCCCGGTCTGCATAGTCGGCGCAGTTGTGGTAACGAACACTAGTCGCAGACGTACTTGGTGTAGTTGGTACTAGACCAACTACTACTACGACCAGTGCAATTAGTAATGCACTAATCCTTCTTGTCTTCATGTCCCCTCCTAATTAGGGATTGTTATCCGCCAGGAATAGACGGGCGTGTTTGGAGTGTCTACAAGTTGGGCATAGATCGTGCTAATACCAGGTGGTGGTCGAATTCCTGCAGGCTGGGCTGGTCCGAGTAAGATTGACCACCAGTATCTAGCGAAGCCGGTCTTGACTGCAGGGGGAGTATTCCTGATTAGTGCTGGTGGATTAATCCCAAGCGGCGTACCATTGTTTCCGCTTGCAGAGACTAGATCAGGGTCTGTGTGGAACTTGAGCACAGTGCCTGAAAGATCATGATCACAGTCAATACTGAAGTACCACGTGATCGTTGACAGCGCAATGGGAGCGGTCATTATTCTTCCTCCTGAGACGGCACAGCCGGT